GTTGTGAGTTGTGAGGCGCTCAATAATCCAGTCTCTATCTCATAATACACCAATGACTTACTGGTTCAATAGGAACCTTGACCAGGTCTACAACCTATTGGTGATGTGCGGGTCTTTAAATATAGGCTATCACCCACCGCCCTATGGCTTTATCCGGCCTACGGGTTTTCAATTGGATAGCGTCCCTAATACCAACGTCTGCAATGACATTTTTAGCGAACCCCAGAACTAGAGCAGCGATGAAGAAATATGGTTTGATGGCACTCAAAGGTGTCGTCCGAGGTGCACAGTCCAGGCGCCGTCGTCGTGGAAAGAGACAGATTTTCCCAACCATGTTTAGAGACAAGACAAAGAGTAATAACACTAATCGTACAATCAATGTTCCTGTCCGTAGGAACATTACGAACGCCAGTTCTAGTGGCGGGATCGATGTTATTGACTCTGAACTCGTGAGCTATGCGATCCCAGTGGACACTACTCTTAATGGAGACTTTGACAATGTCCTAGTCTCGCCAGCGATCGCCAGTCTGTGGCCCAAATTATACCAGAAGGGTCTGACTTATGCGAAATACTCGATCAACGGACTTCGATTGAGTTATGTGCCGGCCGTTGGTACTGCTGTAAATGGAACCTTTTGGTTCGGTTTCAGCAATAATCTCGGTCTCAATGAGGGCTCAATCCTCTCTACTCAGGACATTGAATCTCTCCCAGTGAGGGGTTATGTTTCCGTCAGTGAGCCCAAAACTTGGGAGATCCCAGCATCGGCTATGTGCCAGAAGGGCCAGAATTTAATTCGTGATAAGGATCTCGCTGATGTGTCTTCTTTGCCCTTGTATACTCCTGGAATCCTATTCTATGGTTCCAGTGGAGTTACCGCCGGTGTCACCAATATCGGGACACTGAGGCTCACGTATTCTGTTAGGTACGATTCCCCTCAGATGAATCTAGAACCTAACACGTCAAATGGAGCTTGTTCAGCAACTGGAAACTTTAGCGTTTACCGCGCTGGTTTGTGTTCTTTGGAAGATGAAGGCACGAACCATATGTCCACCGCATTTAATCACCCGTGTGCACTGTTGGTGCAAAGCGTGACAGCGGATGGTCTTACAGTCACTCGGAATGCAGTTCCATTAGTTGCAACCCACACTTTCGTCGAAGGCGCTAATCAAATTGATTCTTATGTGCTCGACGCAGGTGTGTCTGATGTAACTTTTGCCAACAATGCAAGCGGGTTCTGGGTCATGGTCCATCCCACAACGACCGGAACCTCCTACTGGTTCCATTAAATACTCATTTTGCTACCATTAAATATATCGGTGAACCGGGTCTTCCACCCGGAGTTCCATGAGATTTCCTCATGGTGCGGAGGGAATTACCGCAGAACAAAGAGCTGAGTTCACAGCGTATAAAACCGCGATGGGCGTGCCCTAGCGTGAAAACGGTGCGTGAGCACCACGGGATGCACAACGCAGATTATGCGACGCAAACCAAAACTGGCGTGAGGCTCTGTTCGGCCTTACGCTTGTCCAATTGAACAGCCACCACAAACAATCCAAAAACAATGGCCACAGCGTCTGAAGGGTTCGCTGTGACTTTCAAACCAAACCCGAATCGGAAGCACACACGCGGGAAGCGTGGTGCCGCGCAAGTTTACCTGCCTGGGGATGAAGAATGGCTGAATGAATGCTCGACTGCTACAGCTGAGTATAACAGGAAGCAATTGTCCCTTTCAGTGGGCAAGGCCAAAGAACGAACAGCCGGCAAGGCGGCTTTCCGAGTGCGAGGTTATCGTGGGAACAAAGGTTCTCAAAAGTGGTCCGACGTCAAGTACGTTGAGAGCGGACGGCGCGAAGTCCGCTTGGCTAGAAGACCCGAGCCTGCTGCGGTAGCCAGGCGGGAGCGAGTCAAGACAGGAACCAATTTTCCCTCACAAAGGAAGAAGTTGGACCGAGCTCTAGACAGACTTGTCGCTCCTAAAACCGTTAACCCCCGTTCCGTCATGGCTCAATATCGCCGAACGGGTGAAGTCAAGCAAGTTCCCTGTTGCCGCGAGTGTGTTCGGAAATCCAATCGCGAATTCAATGTGCTGTCCGCTAAACAGCATTTGAAACTACTGCAATTGTTGTTGCAGATGGGTTGCGTCGAAACGCACCCCGGGCCCCGCGGCAATAGTCCCCACCAGCCTACCAAGCCTGGTCCCAGCAGCTCATCCTCATCTTCCGATGGTAAGGGGAAACAAAGATCCACCCGGAAGATAAAAATCACTCGCAAGCAGAAATCTGCTGATCTCTTAGAGAAGGCGTTCTTGGAGACCCAACAGCAGAGGCAAGGCGAGCAGGATGCTCTCGATGAACTGTTTTCGGGAGGGTGTCTCGACACTGGAGCCGCGGGGTTGCCACCCACGGCTTCTCAGCCCCCAACAATCGCCGCCGCACCTGAACCCACGGCTTCTCAGCCTCCAGCAATCGCCTCTGCGCCTGAACCCGCGTTGCCTCCACCTGTCTCTGAACCTAAGGTGAAGGAGTCTCCTGCTGCCCTCGACGGTGTCCGTCCGAAGAGGAAGTATCTTGAGAAGGCCATGTCCTTTTATGGCCACCCTTGCCATGTTCTCGATGTGGAGTATCGGTTGCACTCGAGCACACGGGAAAACCGCTTGATACCCGATCGCGTCGTTGCGCGGGTTCAAGCAGACTTTGTGGAGGGCATATTCCATTATCTTGTCTTCAGATTCGCATTTCTGTTGTGGCTGTACAATCATTGTAGGCCACTCTATCAGATTTTGTGTTATTACTTGTCGCACGTTCGCTTGCACAAGGAGAAGAGCTTGATATTTGTCCCCCACTTAGTCTCGGCTGCGATCACTGACTGCCCTGTTCAAACAAATCCAGCTGATTTGGTCAAGAACCTAAGGCAGCGTTTATGCCGGGTACCGTCCTTCCCCATTAGTGATCGTCAGAATGTCGACTATTTAAAGGCTTCTGAGGTGGCTGCGCTGGCAGTTGCTTACGATCAGTTAAACTCCACCTGGGCACCAATAAACCTAGGCCCCCGGTGCCCTCCATGGTGTGGGGGAGGACCAAAACGACCACCGCCGGAGATCGACGGAGACATTATGCTGTCGGATATAGACCCTCCGACACCCCGCTACCGAAACCAGTTGCCGCCTTGGTATCCGATTATAAACCGCCAACTGGCGCGCCTCATGTGCCACGCACTCTTAATTTCCGTCGTTTGCCCTTTGGCCATGTACCTGGTTATGCGCCCATATCTGTTGATAGGCATCACCAGGACACTGTCCTCCGTGCTATTGCGAAACGTGTATGTCGTGATTTACCTCAGCCCGATCCTGGCGTCATACACCGGTTGTCCAAGTTTGTCGACGATTGGCTCGAACATAATCTTAAGCCTGTGGTTGTTCCAACATTTGCTGAATGGATTCAAGGAGCAAATTATCCTATGGAACGCAAGGCTGAGCTTACACGTATTTACGAAAGTTTGCGAGGGCAGAGACCATCTCCTAGACAGAGCTCTCATGTGGACTCTTTTATTAAATTGGAGTCTTATGAACAATATAAGGAGGCTCGCTGGATCAACAGTAGGTCAGACTATTTTAAGGCTTGGTCTGGCCCTTATTTCCATGCTATCGAATCCGCTGTTTTCAAGCTTCCTTACTTTATCAAGAAGATCCCTGTTCCGGAGAGACCCCGCCTCATTGCGAATCTCTTTCGTGATAGTTTACACTATTATGAAAATGACTATACTGCCTACGAGTCCCACTTTACTGATGTGGTCATGCAAGCTCTTGAGCTGCGCCTGTATAAATATTGTCTTAAGGCATATCCGCAAGATGCTGACTATTTATGCAAGGTCATTTCGGGATGGAACCGACTCCATTCCAGAACCAAGATAAACTTGAAGGTCCGGGCCCGGCGAATGTCCGGGGATATGTGCACCTCTCTCGGGAATGGATTCAGTAATCTGATGATATTCCTGTTCATTGTTAAGGAGAAAGGTGGCACAGCGAAAGGGTTTGTAGAGGGAGATGACGGGCTGTTTGCCACTGACGTCATCTTGACTGCGGAAGACTTCCAGAAGATTGGATTCACAGTCAAGATTCATGAAGTCCCCCATCCCCTCGAAGCACATTTCTGTGGAATGTGCTGCTCTCCTTCCCTGGAGGTTCTGAAGAACCCAAGGAGAGTGCTCCAAACCTTCGGCTGGACGCATTCCTGCATACACGCAGGAAACGGCGTGATGGACCAATTGTTGAGGTCGAAAGCCCTCTCACTTGGATACGAACTCCCACAGTGCCCTATAGTCGGGGTACTGGCCCGGGAGACCATCAAGCTAACCTCAGGGATCGTCGCACGACCTGAGGTGCGTTCAGCCTATCGTCCGATGATAGTTGAAGACGTTAAACTACCACCGTTCAATCCTAGCCCCGAGGCTAGGCGAATGGTTGAACGATTATTCTCCATCACTGTGGAACAACAGCACGCGGCTGAGGCTGCCATTGTCCAGCATGACATGGAAGCCGTCGGGCGTATTGTTCCCCCATCCATGGTGGTAGGAGGGGTCCCTTGCAGTGACATGCTTGATTATTCGATCAAGTATGTTGAGGAGCGTCGCTAAGCGCTCAAACAACTCGCTGGAAACAGCGGCCGGTAATAAGTGGTACATAAATCCTTTGAGCTTTGCTCAGGTAACCACATCA